CCAACAGATGGTTTAAAGAGGAGATGGAGAAGGAAGTGATAAAGGCGATTGAGTTCTCACGCGGTCAGGGACTGTGATGGTCTGCGCTACATGCGAACAGGCACCACGTAAGAAGGGCAAACGGCAATGCGGTCGTTGCGCATGGAAGTCTGAAGATAAAACGTTGGCGCGGGAGCGTAGAAAGCTCTATAAGCAGCGCTTACGTCGTAGGCAGGGATGCAGGACGCGCGAAGAGATTCTTGCGGCGGCCATCGAGAAGAAGAGGCTGAGGCAACTTGAGCGGTTAACGCCCAGAGAGCCCAGACCGAGCCGGTTCACGCCCACGGACACCCTGCGTAAACCCCTGCATAGGCGTGCGCAGAACCTAGTGTACATAGCCGTGCGAGATGGGAGGCTTGTACGGCCCGAGAGATGTAGTAAATGCAGATCAAAGCGCGGAACAATAGAGGCATCGCACGATGATTATAGTAAGCCGCTACAAATAGAGTGGCTATGTGCCAGCTGTCATCACAAGAAGGATAAGGCTAACCCCAAGCTGCATGTGAGGAGTGCTTAATGGCTTGGGGTCCTGGGTCGTTGTTTAAAAACGCGGGTGACGGCCACCCCGCTCAAACTCTAGCGTCTCTGTTCCGAAACAACTTACCACCCTTTTCCTCGGTTACCGGTTACCACCCCCACCTCTGATGGCCCTGATGTCGGTGCGCGCCTATGCGCGGCACCGGGACGTCTCGCACCAGGCCGTACTTAAAGCCATTCAGGACGGTCGCATCTCCCGCCGGCAGGACGGGAAGATCGACTCCGCTCGAGCTGATCGGCAATGGTCGCAGCGCACCGATCACTCGAAGCCCCGTAACTCCGTGGTTGGGGATCCCAAGCACCGGAAGGATGCGCGGGCACCGTCGACCCCCATGGGGATGACGGGCCGCCGGCGAGCTCGCCCCGGCAACGGCCACGGGAACGGGCACGACGAGGAGGACGTCCTCGGCCCCTATGCCAAGCACCGCGGCGAGCGGGAACAATACGCAGCTCTCCTGGTGAAGCTCGAATACGAGCGCGAAGCCGGCCTCGTGGTGGACGTCGAGGAGATCAAACAGGCCGCTTACGACGCCGCGCGGGGAGCTCGTGACCTTCTCCTCACTCTGCCGGCACGACTTGCGCCACTCCTGGCCGCCATGACCAAGGACGCCGAGGTCTATGACGCGCTCGAGAAAGAGCTCCGGGAGGTCGCCGATCAGATCTCGAAGAACGTGGGAGCTGAGACAAAACGCCGCCGGCGTGGTTCAAAGTGATGCAAAGTGGTGCAAAGTGAGCACTTTTGCACGCGACATCTATCTCGAGGCCTGGGGCCGCGGGTGGGCTCCCGATCCAGCGCTCACCGTGAGCGAGTGGGCGGACCAGAATCGAATTCTCAGCCCCGAAGTGAGCCCCGAACCGGGCCCCTGGCGCACCGATCGAGTGCCTTATCTGCGCGAAATACAGGACTGCTGCTCGGTCATGAACCCCGCGCGTCGCATCGTTTTCATGAAGGCCTCCCGGATCGGGGCCACGGAGGGGATCAATAACGCGATCGGGTACGCGATCCAGCACTCCCCGGGCCCGATTCTATTTGCCCAGCCCACCAAGGACGACGCCCGGGACGAGAGCAAAACGCGCCTCGCGCCCATGATCGACGCGAGCGACGCGCTCCGAGATCTCGTCTCGGATCCGCGCGACCGGGATTCGGGGAACACGACCCTCTTGAAGGAATTCCCGGGCGGAATCCTCCGCATGGTGGGCGCGAATTCGAAGAACGCATTCCGCCGCGTCTCCGCGCGCTATGTCTTCCTCGACGAGGTCGACGCCTATCCGGCCGACGTCCAGGGCGAGGGCGATCCGGTGCTCCTGGCCGAGAAAAGAGCCGGGAATTTCCCCCGGCGCAAGATCGTCATCACGTCGACGCCGACCCTCAAGCACTTCTCTCGGATCGAAAAGGCATGGCTCGCCTCGGATCAGCGCCGGTACTTCGTTCCCTGCCCATTTTGTGGCCATTTCGATTGGATGCGCTGGGAAAACATCCGTTTCGACGAGAAGGATCCCTCGAGCGCCCGGCTTTCCTGCACTTCCTGCCTCGCCCTGATCGAGGAGCGCTTTAAACCGATGATGTTGCACCGCGGTGAGTGGCGTTCCACCGCCGAGAGCTCGGGCCGGACGATCGGATTCCATCTTTCGGCTCTTTACTCGCCCCTCGGGTGGAAGTCCTGGTGGGATTGCATTTCGGAGTTCCTCGAGGCCAAGCATGAGCCCCAAAAGCTAAAAGTCTGGGTCAACACCGTCCTCGGGGAGACGTGGGAGGAGCGCGCGGACGCCGTGGATGCCGAAGGTCTCGCCGCTCGGCTCGAAAAGTACGCCGCGGAGGTCCCCGCCGGCGTCGGAATCCTGGTCGCGTCGGTCGACGTGCAGGGCGATCGCCTCGAGGCCCAGGTAAAGGGATACGGCGCCGGCGAAGAAAGCTGGCTCATTGCCTACCATCAGGAGCATGGGGACCCCGGTGGGGATGCCGTTTGGCTCGAGATGGACAAGTTCCTGAAGCAGGAATTCACGCATGAGAGCGGTCGGAAGCTCAAAATCTCGTGCACAACGGTCGACTCCGGGGGTCATCACACCGAAAAGGTCTATGCGTTCTGTCGCGCCCGCCTCGAGCGCCGTGTTTTCGCGATCCGCGGCGGTAACGAGCTCGGGAAGCCACTCGTGCCGGCGCGCGCGAGCTCGCGAAACCGATACCATGCGAAACTCTTCACGCTCTGCGTGGATTCCGGCAAGGAGACCGTGCTTTCGCGCCTCATCGTCGGTTCGCCGGGCCCGGGATACATGCATCTCCCGGATTTCGTCGATCAGGAGTACCTCGAGCAGCTGACGGCCGAAAAAGCGATCCGGAAATGGAGCAAAAACCGCGGCATGGCACGCGTCTGGGTCAAAATTCGGGAGCGGAACGAGGCCCTCGATCTCGAGGTCTACTGTCTCGCGGCGCTCTACATCCTTGGCCAGCCTGTGGTGCGATCGCTGCCAGAGCGGGCAGCTGCGCTAAATGTGCCACTCGATGCAGAAGCGGGGGAGCCGGCGCCGGAGAAAGCTCCCCAGCGCCGACGTGGCGGGTGGATTAACTCGTGGCGAAGCTAGATAACCGGCTCAATACGTCCCTCGTCGAACCACTGTTCGACAATCTTGCCCTCGAGGAGCGTCTCGATTCGATAACTGGGCGTCGGGACGTTCAAATACTCCACCTTCGCAGTGACCATCCCCTCAAAACCCGTGTTCTTATCGCGAGCTTTCAGTCCCATCAGATCACCCATTTCCTGTCTCCTTTTTGTTAGTTGCCATCGGTTTCGCGGTCAAACGTGGTGATACCGGCTTCCCGGAGTCGCTGCTTCAATGTCGCCTTGTCCTTCTCGTGGTAAATCAGGACCTGTGCAACGTTCCGGAGCGCGCCCTTCGGTGGATTCATGAGGAGGGTCTTCTTCTCCGACGTTAGAAACTCAATGCCCTTATCGGTAAGACCAAGAATGATGACCTTGCCTCCACCATCCATGTCTGCATAGCCCCAGATGAGATGCTCGTTCTTCACGAGCCAACCCGCTGCCCGTCATCGGTCCACACGAATTCGGCGACCGGGAGATGTTTGTTGCAGTTGACGCAGAAGGTCGCGCCGTAGAACTTCGGGTTGCGGGCGTAAGTCTCGGCTATGGATCTGCCCATCGAGGTCGTGGAGCCGCATCCGCTCTTCAGTTCCTCCTCTGTCCAGTATCTTCCCTTGGCATTCCCTTTTTCTTTAGCTTCCTCGGAGTCTGGCGGATATGGTTCATAGGCGACGAAGTCGGTCGGTGAACCGTCGTTCCAATTGGCTATTTCTTCCGCCCTCAGTGGCCGCGTCTCATGCTTCGGCCTAATGCCGACATGCCGGTATGACTCGCGATAGGGCCGGACGAAGCCCTTCCGCCGCTCCTCCTCGCACAGGACGATGTAGTCCTTGTGTTGCCCCGTCTTCTCTGTCTGATCAGCCCGCACGACATCGACCGGCCGGCCGCTCGTGGTGCAGAGCTTGGATTCTTCCTGGGATTCACTCATTTGTGCTTCTCCGCATGCGCTTTGGCCTGCTCGTGGTGATTCGGGCCGGTGGTCTTGAACCCGCAAGACCTACAACCGAATGCCGGCTGCCCTTGGACCCGGACCATTCCTGGAACATCCTCCGCAGACGTCTGCACGCGCGCGCGCTCGGCCTGATCCGGCGGGCCCGCGACACGCTGATTCCAATGCCCTGATGCATCCACATAGTGGATCGGGCGGCTGGGATCCTTCTTCCAGAGCTCGAGGCCTACGCCGAACCGCATTGCAGCGTTTCGAATCGCGTCGCTGATGAGCTTCTTCTCGGGATTGTCGTCGTCCTCGTTGATCCAGGTATCTCCGACCCCGATTTTCTCGACATCGAGGACTTTGAGCCAGATCCAGAGCACGAGCCGATCGCCTTGCTGGCGGATAAGCGGCGCTCCGTCCGTGCCAAGCGCAAACGGGCGATAGGTCCATTGTGGATCCACCGCATTCAGCCGCGACGTGACGGCCGCGTGACCGATGAACGCGACATGAATCGCGGGGCACTTGTGCCAGGGATTCTTCCCGATCGATTCGCAGTATTGGCACTTCTGCTGCGTCCCATCACGCTTGGTCGGCTGGGGAAGCCATTCGATTTCATCATCAGCAAAGGGCTCGCGAAGCTGAGCAAAGAGTTCGGATTTCGACGCGGGTGGAATGATTGGCTTGGCTAAGCTTAGAGATCGTTCTTGCACATTCGCCGGCAGAAAACCTTCCTCGGGATCGAAGATCAGCTTGGGCTCGCTCATATTGCGGCCCTCGCCTGGCAAGGAGGGCAGGATCCACAAGGCAGTGGAATCCAGAGGTCCTCTCTGCGGCGGTCGAAAATCCCATGCTTCGGAGCGTGGCACGGCCTGGTGCTTTCGGAGCCCTTCATTGTCTCCCATAAAATTTCGATTGGGCCGCCGGCCAGGTCGATCGGTTTCGCAGCGATGAAGTCAGCCGGCAGCGTGGCGATGTCCTCGTCACTCAGGGCCTTGTGGAGACAAAGGGTCACATTCATCCGAAAGAGACGCATTCGCGCTGAATCGCCGACATCGCGCAGCAGCGAACGAAGGAGAGCCTCGCCCTCCTTGATCCGATGTCGCGACCATTTTCCGGTTGCAACGATTCCCTTCTTATTTCGAAGACTCATCGAGGCCAGCCACACGGGCCGGCCGGCCATTGCGTCCAGTCAAGCATTCAAAGTAAGGGCGACGTGGGCTAGATGATCGAGATCCATGCGAAAGGCGAGGATGTCCGCAAGAGGCTTATTCGCCCGTGCGCGCGGATCCGAAAATGCCCCAGCGACCAGACGCTGGACTGCTTCGGGGGGCAGAGAGGGAAGATTGTCGGTCATGCCGTCCACCTGGCGGGGGACAGCGTCGAGATCGGCACGCGAAACTTACTTGACCGACCGGCCTTCGCGCAATAGTGTGATTCAGCCGATCTCGACGCCCGCTCCCGCCCGGGTGAAACGTGGGCGATCGAAAACAACCGACTCCGCCGCCGGCGGATGCGATCAAACCTCCCCCTCCTCCGCCACCCCCGCCCCGTCGCGACTCCGCGCCCTGGATTACCGTCAAAGAAGCGGCCGATTACTGCCGGCTCCATCCCGAATCGCTCCTGCGCAAGCGGCGCCGCGGCGAGCTCACCGGAATTCGTTGCGCCCATAATGGTCGGCGCCTACTCTTCCACCGCGGTGATCTCGACGCCTGGCTCCAGGGAACAGGAAGGCCAGCATGAAGAACCTGGAGAAACGCGGCGAGCGGTACTATTTCCGATACATCCTGGATGGTCGGAAGATGCGGGAGTTCGTGGGCCAGAATCCCATGGAGGCCCGTCGACGGGTCAAGATCCTGCACGAGAAGCTCCTGGTCCGGAAGAAATTGCCGGGTGGGGTCCTGACCGTGAAGGATTTCGCGGAACGGTGGAAGGACGAATACATCAAGCAGCAACGGAACCAGACAGGGCGTGACCTGGTCCAGACGCGACTGAAGCGCTACATCCTTCCCGAGCTGGGGCGGCTCATGCTCGAGGACGTTCGGCCGGAGCATCTGCGCGGGCTCCGGGGACGTCTCGAGGCGCTGGAGCTCAAGCCCCTGACGGTGAAGCATGTGCTGTCGGATGCGCGCTGCCTCTTTCGTTACGCCGTGGAATCGGGGGCCATGCAGGCCTCGCCGTTCCGCGGCCGGCTCATGCCGAAGATCGAGGAAGAATCCCCGCGCGCGTTCACGGAGGAGCAGATCAAGGAAGTCCTCGAGGGCGCGGACCATTACGAGCTGCCGATCCGGATCGCGCTCCTGACCGGTCTCCGGTGGGGCGAAATCCATCGCCTCACCTGGCACCAGGTCCGGAAGCTCCCGAGTCCGCATCTCGAGCTCGAGCGCACGAAGAGCGGGAAGATCCGCCGCGTGCCGCTCAGCACGGAAGCGGCGCAGCTGCTCGAGACGGTCCGGGAGATGTCGACTAGCGTGCACGTCTACAAGGCGCGGCATCCCGAGCCTTGCCAGATCGTGGACTACATCCGCCGGCGAGTGGAGTTCCATTTCACGTTCCACGGGCTGCGCCATACGTTCGCGCGGCGCTGGGTCGAGAGCGGCGCGAGCCTCGCGGCGCTCCAGGAGATCCTGGGCCATAGCACGATCGCGGTGACGCAGCGCTACGCGCGCATGACCGACGCGGCCACGTTCGCGGAAGCGAGGAGGGTGCTCGGATGATAGAAGTCTGCATTTCTCACTCGCGGTTTGATTCTCGCGTTCTGGAGGCGGCGATGGATGGGCGCCTAGTCATTCATCTCAATTTCATGCCCACGAAGATGGAGATCGGGCCGTCTGGAGAAACCCGTATCTTGGGCATAGAGCCACTAGCCCTCACGGCTAAAATCCTGGCGGATAGAGTCGGGGACGGGGGAATCAGCTTCGAACAAGCACGAGCCTTCGTAGATGCGTCCATGGCATTGGCGGATTCCGATGGAACTGAGTACGAGCGGATCGCGCCTGGCGTGTTCATGGCAAAACCGGACCCAAAAGCGGACCATGGAAAATAGGACCGATTCTCTAAGCTGTTGTAACATAAGCTTGGAGGGATGGCCGAGCGGTCGAAGGCGTCGGTCTTGAAAATCGTCTATCGCTGAAAATCATCACCTTACGATGCTGGAGCCCAAGCGTCGAGAAAACCGCACTTTAGCGCCGCAACCCCGCGGCGCTTTTCCTTTTGCACCGCTCTGCCAGGTCATGTTACGCCGACCAACGCCGTCATCCGCCGACCAATGTTTACCCGAATAGGCTAAAATCTGGACCAAAAGCGGACCAGGGAAATCCGCCCTTAAAAGGAGGCGCAAATTGCCAGAACTGAAGAATCTCGGACATCCAGTCGGCGAGATCCGATGCTCGTGCGTTGAGAAGACGGAGCAATCACTGTTTCAAGATGCCCAATCCCATGGGGAAGAGTTTCAGGTTTTCGAAGAAACGAGCGCG